ATTTTTTTGTGGTCTATCCCACCGTCTAGACGGCATGAGGTATCCGGCGTACCGGGCAAATGCCAATGGCAGGGGAGTCCGACTCTGAGGTGCTCCCCGGCTGTTTAGTAAGAAGGAGTCTCTAGTTGAGCATCCTCTTTCTTTTCTTCAGTTTTGTTTTCTGGTTCTGGAGCAGGGTATGTCTCAGGTGTTAACCTTGTGACTGCTGCTCTCATGACCGAGCTTTGATGTGCCATTACTTAACAAGTTTAGTATATGTAACACCACGGTAAACGTAAGTTACTGTCATAGCTTCCTCCGATACCTAGCCCCCGTTCCATGACTAGATGACATGCGTCGCATAAAGCGATGAACGGACGTCGGGGTTATGCTATTTGTGGTGCAGTTAGTGCTACGTTTGTAGACTCAGCTGATGCTAAGTCGAGTGGGAAGTTGTGAGCATTACGCTCGTGCATTACTTCAAAGCCTAAGTTAGCTCTGTTTAATACATCAGCCCATGTTGGAACGATCTTGCCGTTTGCGTCAACGACGGACTGGTTAAAGTTAAAACCATTAAGGTTGAAAGCCATGGTGCAGATGCCCATCGAGGTGAGCCATATGCCAACCACGGGCCAAGTAGCCAAAAAGAAATGTAAGCTACGAGAATTATTAAAAGAGGCATATTGGAAAATGAGTCTACCAAAGTAGCCATGTGCAGCTACAATGTTATATGTTTCCTCGTCTTGACCAAACTTGTAACCATAGTTTTGTGAAACCTCTTCCGTGGTCTCCCGAAGGATTGAGGAAGTAACAAGGCTTCCGTGCATAGCACTAAACAAAGAGCCACCAAACACGCCCGCAACACCGAGCATATGGAATGGGTGCATAAGAATGTTGTGTTCCGCTTGGAAGACAAACATGAAGTTGAATGTTCCACTGATACCTAAAGGCATACCGTCAGAGAATGAACCCTGACCGAATGGGTAGACAAGAAAGACTGCAAGAGCTGCGGATAGTGGTGCAGTATATGCAACAAAGATCCATGGTCTCATGCCAAGTCTGTATGATAGCTCCCACTGTCTACCAGCATAAGCTGCTACACCTATGAGGAAATGAAAGACAATGAGTTGATATGGTCCGCCGTTGTATAACCATTCGTCTAAGGTTCCGGCTTCCCAGATTGGATAAAAATGTAGTCCGATTGCATTAGAGGAGGGGACGATAGCTCCTGATATAATATTGTTTCCGTACATTAACGAGCCGGAAACTGGCTCACGTATGCCGTCTATGTCTACAGGCGGTGCTGCAATGAAGGCGAGTATAAAACAAGTTGTTGCTGCTAATAAGCAAGGGATCATAAGTACACCAAACCAACCTACATATAGGCGGTTCTCTGTGCTTGTAACCCATTGGCAAAATCTTTCCCAGTTGCTAGTGCTAGTACCTCTTGTTACAGAGATAGCTGCCATTAGAATACTCCGGGTATGATTTGTCCTGTTGTTGCGTAGGCTCCTACAGCTGCTACGAATCCGAGCATTGCTGCCCAGCCATTAAATCTTTCTGCTTCTGGTGACATTAGTTTTCGTTGTGGTAATAATTGTATGGGTGGTTCGTTTGGGTAGATGTTTTTCTTACCGTATTCTGTGGTAATCATTTTTTATTTTTCTTTGGAAAGCCTGCTTGCATATGTTTGTAAGCTTTCGGTGTAATTGTACTATTCTTTTTTGATCTGCTAATACCTTTTTTCTTACGAGCATTGATATTAGCGTACAAGCCTCTCTTAGCCATTAGCGTTTTTTGCCTCCGTGTTTGCAGCCACACTTGCTGCTCTTTTTGGTTTTCTTTTTGTATGCCATTAGCATTTCCATCGTCGCATAGCAAGTGCCTTACGTGTAGGCTTGCCGTTCTTTCTCATAGGACCCTTCATGCCTCTAAAGCGAGCACAAAACGAGCGTTTGCGTGGACCACCTCCGGGCTGTGGAGCCTTGAGGTTGGAGCCGGTAGCCCTATTGTATTTTTTTCTACCGGCTGCTGTGAGCCCTCCCTTGCGGCTCTTGTGTTTGCCTATTTTAAGGGAGACGTTTCTTTTACGTACTCTTTTTTTACGTGCCATTATATTAAGGGGACTGGTAGTCCGTGTATACCTTGGTCATACATCTTACCTTCCTTTAGATAGCCGCCTTCGTTCTGATATACGTGTCCGTATATACCCTCTTCGTCATCTAGGAAGTAACCCTTCTCAGTCGGTTGACTAATCTTAGAAGGATCTGTTGCAATCATCATACCTTGATTTGCTATAGGACTTGGTCTAGTATCCTCTGTCTCTACCTTATCTAAGAAAGGTATCATCCATTGGAACGGTACTTCATTACGATTAGGTAAGGCTTTAGTACCTTCTAGTCCGTTGTCTTTTCTCCACTTTTCTACGTAAGCTTTTGTTTCTCCGTAGACATCACGCTTTGCTAATTGTCCTTCCATTTCTGCTCTGCGGTATGCTTGCATCTGGAGCAGACTATTGATACTATCGCCTCTAGCCATAATTAATACTTTTTCTTAATTTTTTTTCCAGTTTTTTTAGCAGCTGTCTTTGCTGCTTTCATCCCTGCTTTGGTGTAAGGATACTTCTTTCCGTTTACGTTTGGCATTAGAAATTTACGTTTGGTGATCTTTCAAGTTTGTCCATTATTTCTCTGCGGTATGCTGGATCATCGTCATACCTTGGGTCAGCCATAGCTCTTACAACTTCCTGTTGACTACGGAACTGATCGTTACTTTGTCTAGGTGCTTTACCTTGTACCATATTACCGTCGTATCCTATTGCATCATTGTATGCGTATGCTAATGATCTGACAGCAAAGAAAGCGGATAGAGGATCTCCACGTTCCATGACAGCATCAAACATTTTAACCTCTTGTTCATTCAGAGATTTCTGTGCCCAGTCTATCATGTTTGTGTAGTTCTTATCACCACCTACAATACTTTTAAGCTGTGTTATTTCTTCTGTAGAAAAGTCACGGCTACCAGCTGTAGGTTGCTGCTCTTGCTTCTGTCTATAATCTAGGTACGCATTTGCTATATCAGTAGGAGCCATGTTTTGAATCTCCTGTGTTAGTTCTTCACTGAACTCATCACCTGATATAGCTTCTTCCCACATTCTATCTAAGACACTGACTTCGGCTGGAGCTTCTGACTCCTCCTCCTCCTCTTGTGCCTCTTCCTGTGGTGCTTCTTCTTTGTTGCTGAGTTTTTGTTGTAGCTCAAGATAACCTTTCTCTAGCTCTTCAGCATTTTTGTACTTGCCTGCTAGTAGTTGTTCTTGAGCTTGCTCCATCTTCTCACCAACTTGTAGGGAGTCTTTCTCTTCTTCTGAAAGATTGTCGATACTTGTGGTCTCGACGTTGGACTCCATAGTTAGTGTTTCTGCCATTTATTCTTGTGGTGGTTGTTGTGGTTGTGGTTGTTGAGCTGTAAGTTGCGGATTCTTAGTAGGATCAAAAGCCGGTGCTTTTAGTATAGCTGGTGTACCACGTAGAGCTTCCATCTCAGCTTCTTGTGCCATAGCTCTCTGCTCTTCTTCTTGTACTTCTTGCATACTCTTCACAAGATTTAGTACGTCTATACCCTGTGCAGCTGCAAGTCTCTTGACTACTTCTTCTGGATTTATGTATTGACCTATTGCTTCTGGTCCCATTGTCTGAGCTATAGTCTGTAGGAACTGAGCAAGTGCTGCTGCATCTTGTCCTCTACCTAGACTATTTATACCAGCTACGATGATAGGTTTAACCATACCTTTTGGTAAGCGTGGTATCTCTCCTGTCTTCTGGAAGATACTAAGCTTTCTATTTAGATAGGGTACTAGGAACTCTACAGTGAGCAACCCGAAGAGTCCGCCAAGCTGTTGTTCTAGTTCCATTTGTGTCATGCGTACCTCTTCAGCTGTAGTTCTCTCTGACTGCCGAACGGACAGTATCAGGAACGCTTCGTTCAACCGCTTCTCGAGTGTCTGCATGTGCTGCAATGCCGTAGCAAAGTCAGCTGTCTTACCGACTTGTATTACACCTATGTCGTCAGGTCTACCTTGTACGATAGCACCGTTGCCAGCTGCTGCTAGCGTCTGTGGTTTGGTAGTAGCTGATGGTGATACAGTAAACACAACTTTAGCTGCTGCTGCACTACCTTCTACTATAGCCTGTGACAATGCTTCGAGAGACTTAAGATCTCCGATGAACTGTCCAACTCTACCTCTACCATATGCTTCTCCGTCTACTGTATTAAATCGTAGCGGTAGCCATGGTGTACTATCTAATGGTGCTTTACCTTGTGACCCGGGTATCTGTTTATCGTGTACTTCTTGATGCCATACAAATCTGTTGTTGTCACGCTTGCAATGCGTGTAGACATCACATTCCTCTTCCTCTTCGTCTTGATCTGTTATCATTCTCTTTGGCATGATCTCGTAGTAGGAAGGGATAAGATCTTTATTGATCCTTTCTTTTGTGATAATTTCAATCACGTCGCCGTTGCCGTCTCGTTCTATCACGTAGCGATTAAGAGGATATAACTTCAGTCCTGTCTTGCCCATAAAGATAAGAGCATTACCACCTACAACTAGATGTTGTAATGCTTGGTGTATTACTACACGATCATCTGATGCAGCGATAGCGTCAAGAATAGTACGCTCTATCTTTGCAAAGGATAAGTCAAGTTCTGATTTTATCTCCGGACCAAACTGTTCTCCTAACTGGGATTCATCTAGCTGTAGCTTAAAGAAGCTAGTCTGTGGAGGGACGAGTGATAGCGATAGCTTTGATGCTAAGGCTACCACCCCTTTAGCCCCCACGGACTGCCAAGGTGTCTTCAGTTGCTTCATACCTTTCGAGTAGTCTTCGTGACCACGGATAAGATATGGGAGTGTAAGTTTAGTTGCGTCTTCTGCTTCGGTCAAAAACTGGGAACGATCACTGGATAAATTATCATACCTAGATTTTGCTGTCATGATTAATCTTTTCTAACTCTAAAATAGTCTCTAAATCTTCTTGTTGGGCGGTTGAATCTTGGTTGCCTAATGTTTGCAAAGTAATTTGGATTCATACCATACAAACTCATCTGATTTTGGTATGCGTTTTGCATGATGTTGGCCAAGTTACTTGAATTAGTACCTGTCTGTGTTATTGTAGTAGGTAAAGGTAATACTTCTTCTACTGATGTAGGTGTAGCTGCTGCTAATGTAGTTACACCGGAATTTGATAGTGAAGTTCGATTTCTATTTCTAGTACCACCACCACCAGTTATTCCTCTAAAGATAGTACCGGGTGTAGGTTTAATAGTACCGCCACCATACTGGTCAGCTAAATTTTGAAGTTTTGTAGCTTCAAAGTTTCCAAGAGTTCCCGGTGTGTTAATGTTTTTACCAATCCGTCTTGCAATAGATAACCCTTCAGCCGGACTGATTGTACCTTCTGCTCCTGTATTTAATGCAGCTTCTTGGAATATATTTTTAGTACCTCCAGACACAAAGTTGTTAGCTATAGCCTCTAATGGTTTACCCCATGATCTGCTAAGTTGTGGTGCGTAGTTTTTGTTCATAGGATTGAACGTCTGAACTACATCAGCTGCTGTCTCAAGCCCGAACCTGTTAGGTATGTTAGGGTTGTCAGTAGCAAACTCATTAACAAACCTTCGTGTTGTATCAGACATGGAGTCTAAATTACTTACAAACTGGGAGATAACTTTCTTAGTATTTTTAGGAGTCTCAACAGTTATCCTATCGGTATAAGGTTTAGTATCTTCTCTTAAATTTTTGATCTGAGGACCAATGAAAGGTACCTTAGTAGCTATATTATATGCACCACTCAGTAAAGAGTTAGTACGTGCATCTGTAGCTTCATCTCTTTTCTCACCTATGTCTGTTACCTGTTTGAGACTTCTAATGTTACGACCTCCTTCAGTTTCATTACCTATGTTTAATCCACCAGCATCTATATTAAATCTTGTAGGCTTACCTTCTAAAGTACCATCAGCAAGTGGATCAACTCTAAAATTATATGCGAGTAATGCAGCCTTTGGACTTAGAGCAAACTTACCTATGTCAGTAAACGCTCGTCTAATTAAAGGTGTCGGTCCTGACATAGGTCCGCCTTCAGCTGCCGGAACTTTAACTAACTTTTTTTGTTTAAAAGATTCACTTAAGTCAATACCAAAAGCTCGGTCAGGTCTACCAAAAAACTTA